CTCGACAATTTCTTCCCAGTTATCGTAGAGCAGCCACCCTATGGCGATTACAGCCGCGATCGCCGCCACTAACGGTAGCCAGGGTGCTATCGCCGCCCATCCCGCTGCTGCCGTGGCGGTGAGGCTCGGTATCAGCGTTCCTGTCTGAATGGCCGAGAGGGTCTGCATAGCGGGCCCAATGCCCATAATGACCGGCCCTAACGCCGTCATTACAGCCCCTACCCCATCCAGCGGTTCCAGTGCGGACCCGATGGCGAACGACCATTCGTCCCACGCTTGTTTGAGGTGGTCAACCATCCCGAACTGCGCTTCCTGTGCTTCGGCGAACTCCTGTGTGATCCCGTCCGCGCTCTTGATCTCTGCGGTGTAGGTCGCGACCTCGTCCGCAGTGAGACCAAGTGCCGCGTAGAAGGCCGAGACATCCCCCTCTGCCTGTGTCGCGGCCTTCCGGAACTCGCGGGTCGCGGCACCGCCCTGGATACCCTTGTCCGCCAGGGCCTCCATGACCGCAACACTCTCCTCTACTGAGAGGTTCATGGTGTCCAGCTGCGGGGCCAGATAGTTCACCATGTTCGCATAGTCACTCAGATCGACCGTCGTGTTGCGGACCAAGTGGGTGAACGTGTCCACGTAGTCGCTGGCGTCCTTGAGCGGGATGTCGAACGCGTTGAACGCCGGGATCAGGGTATCTGCCATCTCGCTCGCGGGGTAGCCAAGCGCGGTCCCGAGGTCGCTGAAGGCGTTTGAGGTCGCAACGATCTCCTCGGTGCTCCGCATCCCCGCCCGCGTCAGGAGGTCGAACGTATCCACGACATCATCGAGCGGGAACGTGATGTTGGTGGTCTCGAGGGCGAGATCGCGCATCTCATCCGAGGTTTTGCCGAGCTGCAGGCCAGTCACGCCGAGCGCCGCATTCGTTTTCTTGGCACTATCGGTAAGCAAGACAATAGCGCCTCCAGCAGCCGTCATTCCGGCTCCTACCGCCTTAGAGTTGTCAGCTAGCGTTTTCATGGCGCTAGAGCCCTTGTCACCAATCCCCTCGATTACCTTCGAGGCGTTGTCAATCGCGTTGATAATAATATCCAGTACCGCCATTAGACGCCTAACCTCCGCTGTTGCACCGCGTTCTTCAATATTTGCTCGACATTTTCTGAAGCCTCTGGAATTTCACTTGTTAGGAATTCAACCTGAAACGGTGTTAAATCCTGGATATTGGATGCTAAAGGGTGTATTCTGCTCAATGCGAGCAGTTTACTCCCGTCTTTCGTCCTGGCGAAACCGGTTCGCGATCTCGGCCCCTTCAGGCGTAACACCTGAAATGCGGTAGATCTCCTTGACGATTTCCTTTACAACGCCTGCCGGAGAAATTTTTCCCACTTCTTCAATTGTCCATGGCGCGCCGGTGATAAGCGCCACGGAAACTGCGTAGCAGTCGGACTCAATCTCTCTGGCCTTGGTCTCGGCCACGTCCACCTGCACCTGCGGTTCCCGGGAACCGGTCTTTCCCGTAACCTTTATGCCTTTGGTGCGCAGGATTTCCACCTGTGAGTATTCGGCCTGGGTAAGAGGCCGAATTTCGACAACGCCACCGAGAGAAGGGATTTCAACCTGCTCCCGGTAGTCCTTCCCCTGAAGGAGTTGTGCCTTAGTCAGAATCGTACTCATGCCAGCGTCTCCTCATTGTTTTCGAGAACACAGTACAGTTCAGTCTCGGTACAGTCAACCGGAGCCCCTAAAGGCGCTTCTCCGATAAAGGCCCTGCCGTTGACCACCTGCACGATTTCGTCCCTACCGGATGGCTGCTGCTGCACGCCCGTATAGACGGTCTTCGGCATAAACATGCTCAATGAGCCGTAATCTCCGCCATCGAGCAGAATTTCGAGCGATGTTTCTGTGGAACCCGTCAGAGCAGGCCCGGAAGCACCGCCCCAGAACCGTTCCAGTTCGGTCAGGTCGTCGAAGAGCATGTTCAGGGTGTACGTGACAGTACGCTCGTATCCCGGCATTCTGCGCGGGTAGCGAGACCCAAGCGTCCGGCCCTTGTCAGCGCTCACGCCGTTGTCAATCGAAAGCGTCAGATCCTTAATCTTGGCCGAAGCGTCTTCCGTAGCGATTTTCGCGGTCATTTCATGGAATGCCAGCGGGTATGCGTCTGGAAGAGACAGATCAACCGCCGACAGCAAAGGCGCTTTCGCGTCCTTCTGCGCCTGGATTCCCACCGTTGCCTGACAGAACTCGTTGCTAGCCGAAATCTCCAGGCTAGAAACCACGCATCCCATGAAGCGGTGCTCGAAGACGTCCTTCCCCAGATCGCAGGCGAAAGACGGCAGCGTAATGTTCTCGTTCGCCCAAATGATGTGCTCGTTCAGATCAGTGCCAGTTCCGGCAGTGAACTGGTAGCCGCCCAGAGCGCATTTCAGGATAAACCCGATAGTTTCCACGTCGAATGCGTATACGACGTTGCCAGCAGGTGCATAGTAGCCAGGCCGGTACGTACGAGCCGATTTCCCCAGTCCGCCACCGTAGATCAGGTTCGTGTCGCTTGGGGTGTCAAGTGTGGCGCTTGCTATGTCCACGTGGAACGGATCGCCCGCTGCACGCACCCCATACTCGGATTCTTTGATGAATCCAGCGTATCTCAGAATGTTTGCCATGTTAGACCTCCATTACTCTAAAGATCACGTCTACAACCGCTACTGCACTAAACAAGTTGCCCTGCTTGTGCCATGGGGCAGACGGCTCAAATCTTGCGCTCTTTATATCTTGAACCATTTGAAGCGGATTTCCGTCTTTGTCGGAGAGACGTCGCTGTTTTATGACAGCAGACCGCGCTAACGCAGCCAATTTGGTCGCCTCCCGATATCCTTCATCTGCGTCATAATTGCTGACTACAGATACGAGAGCAATCGGTTGCGTCCAACGCTCCTGCAGCGTGGTGTAATTGTCGTCTGGGGTTGCAGTCTCGCCGAAAACCCAAATACACGGTGTATACGGAGTTGGTTCAGACCGATCGCCCCGGATAATCTTCTTTACACCTGATAAGGTCTTCCCGGGAGCCTGTTCAGCCTCTAACTTCCGTATAACGGAATCCATGATGGCCTCGAAACTCTCATCCAGCGTGCTCATACAATCTCCCCACTTTCTGCCTCACGAATTGCTCGCATTGCAAATTCTTCAAGCCTTCCTTCCGTAGCGCTGATGGAACGGTCTACATACGGATTTGCCTTGGTTCCAGGATGGCGAACCCGATATACTGGATGATCTGCCCCTTCCCAGTAAAGTGCCCGTCGGTTAACCGGCTCAATGATGTGTGCCTGTGATCCTTCTTGGACAACCAGAGCGTATTCGACCGCCGTTGAGACAGCGTAGCTAATAGGGCCACGCTTTTCCATTTCGAACGAGCCTGCCAGCCTTCCGTGATCAACAGGAGCCTCCTTTTTGACGTTAGCCAACAGTTCTATAGCAGTTAGCTCAGCAGCACGTTCTACAGCAATCCTTCCGATATGCCCCAATTGTTCTAGCTGCTTTTCATCAAAGGAGATCGAAAAAGACTTGCCTTCACTCGGTGAGTTCGAGTCCATCCTTAACTCCCCCCACTCGTATCATGGAGAAACGTGACCGGTGAGGGAACCGCATGAGATCGCGCCGTATTGCAGGCGTAAAAATCTCATCGCTAACCATACGGACGGTAAAATCGTCAACCCGGACGATAGGTGATTGAGCCCTGTGCTGCATCAGAGCAACCATATTTGCGCATATGCGCATGGCAATGTTGTGAATTCCTGCAGGTGTGTCCGTATCGTAGCTCTTTCCCCGATCTGCATCGATAAGGCTCTTAATTTGTACAAGCCACGATTCTAGAAGGCTTTCAAGAGCAGCGTCGCTATCACAGCGTAGCGCTTCGGGCCGAACGCCCGTATACGCAATAACTTCCTTGGCACTACTGTAGAACTTTGTCATTCTGCTCGATACTCCTCATAGCGCTCTGGATGCCGCTGCCGGACATGAGCCGTCATCCCCCGCCGCGTGGGACAGGTATACGGACAGTACGGGCAAACGTAGCCTCCTTGTGGCTTATTTGCTTTACTGGAAGGTTCTACCACCTTCAGGTGAATGCATGCACGAACCTCCTTCAATCCGCTATCGCTCACCATTACGGCGGTAGTTGATGTGGGCGGGAAATCACGTCCCGCCCTGGTAACTGTCTCTTTAGAGAGGTTAGTTACCTCAACGCGCCTCATCCCGGTCACCTTCACTGCTTCTGGTTCGCGATATCAAGGAACGCAACTGCCGCCGCGTTCGGGTTCTCGTAGCCAGCATCGGCCTCGATCGTCAGAACGAAGTCCGTACGCCGGTTTCTGATATCCCGGTCACGCTCGATGGAAACCTGGTGAAACACGCCCCAGACCATGTTATCCGGGTGCTGGAGCATGCAGATCCGGCCTACGCCACCACTGAAGTCTGCTCCACCTGCGACCACGTTGGCCCGTTCGAGCATCGGAACCTCGACAATCGGAATACCCTTGTACTTGAGCCCCTCGTGGCCGATCTGGGCCGCGTCACCGAGCGCCGTACCCCGCGCTCGCAGGACGTCGCGGTACTTATTCTCGATCTCGTACGGCACGTAGAAACGCCACTCCGCCCTGTTCTGCAGGTACTGCTTGGGAAGCGCATCGAGAAGCGCCTCGAAGATCGCCTCTGGGTCAGTTGGGTCGAATTCTGCGTCCTGATTGGTGCCGTCAACGCCGTACACCCGGTTCGCAGCCCCGGTTGCCCACCCGTTCATGAGAGAAAGCAGCGGGTCTGCTGTGTTATTTGCGTCCGAAAGGATCGCAAACTCCTCAAAATCACGACCTGCGGCCTCTCCGAAGAGATCCACGAGCGTGTTCTCGAAATCGCCCCGTTCGATGTTCCGCCGGAGAGCACGGTCAGAAATCCCGGTCAGAGCCCGGAGTTCAACCGCCCGGAGCACCTGGGTACCGAAGACCGGTGCTACGGACGTTTCGGTGCCAACAGGGACATCAGCAACCCCGGTCAGGCCATTCGCTGGCGGATTGGGCGTAACCGCCTGGGTGATCACCCTGCCGACGAAGCCGACACGGTCGATATCGGTAATCTGGCTTTCCATGCGGATAAACCGCGCTTCAGGCAGGATCTTGGTCCGAATCTGCATCGACCGCACGAAACGGTCGAACTTCTGGGGAACCAGAATTCCCTGACCGAGCGTGTCAACGCCCACATTCTTGAGTGCAGAATCGAGTTTCTGCAACAGTTCATCGTTTGAATACGTCATACTTACTCACCCCCGCCGCACGCGCCCAAAGGAGTCGCGCCTGGACTTCTCGCTGACATCCGGCGGCTGTACGCCGTCCTGGCCCTGAATGGACTTACTGAAAGCATTCGCCTTGGAAACGCGCTGTTCGAGTGCCTCAACCTTCTCAATAAGCGCCTTCTTGAACGCCTCTTCTGCTTCAGCTGCTTTCTTGGCTTCCTCGGCAGCGGCCTTCTCTTCGGCCTCCTTTTCCTCGGCAGCCTTCTGTGCAGCCTCTTCCTCTTCCTTGGCCTTTGCCGCCTTCATAGAGTCAATCTCGGCCTGCATGGCATCGATCTTCTCTTTCAGCGCCTCAATGACCTTGTTATCCTCGGTTCCCATGTTTACATCCTCTTCTCCCTCGTTGCTCTTGCCAGAACGCTCGTTCTCGGCAATGCCTGCAATTTCAGTTAGTGCTTCGATAGCCGCCTTGATTTTGGCGTAGTTCTTGTCAGAGATGGCCCTACCTGCTTTCCGGGCTTGGAAAGCCTCGGCAATGCGGGAAAAGATCCCTTCATCCTCTTCTTTCACCGATTTAAGCGCAAAGAACTTGGCTTTCGGCACAGCGGGTTCGTCCACCACGCTTACCGCCGCAGCGATCCAGTCCTCACCCAGATCTCGCAGAAGCGTCCGTTTCAGGGCTACACTCTTCCCAGCAGCGTCCGAGAGCGCCTGACGCCGGATACCCATTACGCTGTATCCGGTCAGCTTTCCGTTAACAACGTCGTTCCAGGTGTTGTCGTCCTGAATCTTGGCCGCAAGAACCCACGTTCCTTCCGGGAGCACAACTTGGGCTCCGTTTATGGAAACAGTGCGGTTCATCGGCTGGATGTAGGATTCCACTGGAACAGCGATGTTGTTCAAGGAATGCTGAAGATCTATGTTGCG